TTGCGCGCAAAGTGCAGATGACGCGCGCCGAATTGATTGAGCGATTTGGTGAAGAGATTGGCCGGGCGGTGCCGCTTAATGCGCGCTTGCGGCAAGACAATCCCGACACGCCAGAGGCGCGCTTTCGCGATGGCATGGCCGCGCGGGCTGAGGTCTATGAGATTTGGGACAAGGCGGAGCGCAAGGTTTGCTGGATTGCCAAGGGATACGAGGCGCCGCTTGACGAGCGCGCCGATCCGCTGCGCTTGCGTGAGTTCTTCCCTTGCCCGAAGCCGTTGTTTGCCACCCTGACGACTGATAGCCTGATCCCGACGCCTGATTTCCTGTTATACAAGGATCAGGCCAATGACCTTGACGATGTCACCTATCGCCTATCCAAGCTGACCCAGGCTTGCCGCGTTTCTGGCGTTTTTGATGCATCGCAAGATGCAAGCCTTGGGCGATTGTTCCAAGAGGGCAAAGATAACCATCTGATCCCGGTCAATACTTGGGCGGCGTTTTCCGATAAGGGCGGGCTGCGCGGCGTGATGGATTTCGTGCCGCTGGACGGCGTGATCGCTACTATCCGCGAATTGACGGGCCGCGAGCAAGCCCTAAAGGCGCAGATTTACGAGATTACCGGCATTTCGGATATCGTGCGCGGCTATTCCGCACCATCCGAAACTGCCACGGCGCAGCAGATCAAGGGGCAGTTTGCCGCGTTGCGCTTGCAGGAACAGCAGGCCGAGGTGGCGCGATTTGCGCGCGACTTGATCGCCATGACTGCGGAGGTGATTGCCGAGCATTTTCAGCCGCAGACGATTGCGCTGATGTCGGGCTTGCAGGAGCAGGCGCCAGAGTTTCAACAGGCTTTCATGCCGGCGGTGGAATTGCTGCGCCAAGATGCAATGCGGAGTTTCCGCATTGAGATCGAGACCGACAGCACGATTGCTATTGATGAACAGGGCGACAAGCAGGCCGCGACTGAGTTCCTGACCGCAATGGGCAATTACATGGCAAGCAGCCTGCCCATGGCGCAGCAGGCGCCGGAATTGTTGCCGGTTGTCGGGCAAGGCGCGGTGTTTCTTGCGCGGCGGTTTCGGGCCAGGCGGCAGCTTGAGGGCGCCATTGAGCAGGCGTTCCAGGCGCTTGAGCAGCGCGCGCAGCAGATGGCGCAGCAGCCGCAACAGCAGCAGCCTGACGCGGCCATGTTGAAGGCCCAGGCTGATCAGCAGCGCTTGGCGCTGGAGGCCGAAATCAAGGGCCGTGAGCTGATGCTGCGAGAGCAAGAATTGGCGTTCAATGCCGATCTGAAGGCCCGTGAAATGGGCTTGCGTGAGGCCGAGATGATGCAGTCCCGCAAGGATGCGCTTATGCCTGAGCGTGAGGCGCTGGTGCAAGGCAACGAAGGCGCCTTGACGCAATTGGCGGCATCTTTGGCGGCTTTGGGTCAAAGCCTGGAAATGATGCAACAGCAACAGGCCAATATGGCGCAAGTGCAGACGCAGGCCTTGGCGCAATTGTCGGCTTCCATGGCGGCGCCGAAGCGCGTGGTGCGAGGCCCTGATGGGCGCGCCATGGGCGTTGAAACGGTGATGAACTGATGGCTGACAACGTAGGCTATACGCAGGGCGATGGCACAAAGATTGCGTCTAGAAATGTCACTTATTCTGGCGATTCGGTGCAAGCGCAGGTTGTCGGATTGGCTACATTTACTGGCGCCGATGACGCCAAGATCATTACTGACATCGGCACGTCCAATCCTTTACCAATCACGGCGCCGGGTGGCATTGCGGTAACAGGCGCATTAACTGACGCGCAGTTGCGCGCCGCAGCCGTGCCGGTTTCGGCGGCTTCCTTGCCGTTGCCTTCAGGCGCAGCAACCGCCGCCAATCAGCCGGACGTGCGGACCTCGCATCCTATCTATGGCGACCGGGGCGCGGTTGTGCGGCAGGCGCCGGCGGATATTTGGAGCGTCGGTTTTGCGGCGTCCGGGTCTGGCTTGCTGGCGTCAGAAATGACGCAACGGCGCCTGGGCACCGGCATCACGGTTTCGCAGTCATCCAGTAACCTTGTGATTGCGGCGGGCACCACGGCGAACAGCGAGTTTCTGGCGCGGTCAGTCGCCAGCTTCCGGGGCGCGTTCATTCAGCGCCACAAGACAATCCTTTCGCAACGCATCGCCAACAACAACTTTTATGTCATGCTGGCTGACGTGATCGGTGAAGGCCTGGCCTGCACAATCAACAGCGCCACGTCCATCACAGTCACCAAAGTAGCACACGGCTTCACGGATGAAAATGTCGGGCAATTTATGTTTGTCGGCGCCATCAGCGGCGCGGCGGGCGCGCCAGGGCGCTATGCAATAGCCTCGATCCCAAGCGTGAATACGATTACCTTCACGGTCGCGGGTTGGCCTGCTTCCGGGTCATGCACGGTGGACCTGTTTGGTTGGAATTACATCCGGACGGTATACACCGGCACGACAGCGACTAATGCAAACGTGGACGCGCAGCGTCGTGGGTGGAACAGCGGCGATACCGTAGCCACGATCATCACAACGGCGTCGCCCGGTCATGTGATGAATGTGGCCGCTGATGGGCGCAATGTCTATTGGTCCGATGCGAATTCCGCATCCGCATCCGTGCCGACCGTCACCACGCGCGCCAGCCGAATTGAAAACATTCCAGATGATGACGTAGAATTGTATCTCTATATCTGGTCGCAGAATTGGACCACGGCGCCCGCGTCTGGCACGACTTGGACGATTGGCTTTCTAAGTATTGAAGACAACGCCAACGTCCCGACCTACATCGCTGGCGTGCGGCCTTTGGGTAACGCGGCACCGCTTCCGGTGGCAATTTCAACCACGGCGACCGTAACCTTTACGCAGCCTGCGCTTGTGGCAAGCGCGGCAGCCATCGGTGACGTGGGCCAGCAATACCGCGCCAATGCTACCGGCGCGGCGTCTGGCGCCCATATCGTATCGGCGGCGTCCACCAATGCCACGGTAGTCAAGGCAGGCGCGGGCCGTGTGCTGGGCTGGTGCTTGGCCAACACAAACGCGGCGTATCGGTATGTGAAGCTGCACAATCAAACGACTACGCCAACTGCCGGGACGGGCGTGGTTCGCACTATCGCGCTGCCGCCAAACAATTCAGTGACGTTCACGATTGAGGGCGGCATAGCCTTTGCCACAGGCATCGGCTTGACCATCGTAACCGGCGCGGCGGACGCGGACGCGACGGCGGTGGGGCTTAACGATGTTGTGGGTGATCTGTTCTTCGCGTGAGGGGGGGGGATTGATGAGCGATTTGTCTGAGCATATCCGGTTGCAGGAAAACCGCATTGCGACAATGCGTGGTCAAATGGCAAGCGCCGAAAGCGCTGGCGATGTGGCCATGGTGGCAAGCCTGACGCTGAAAATTGCCGAGGCCGAGGCGGTCTTGGCAAGGCTGCAAGCGGCTTAACCCATGTTCCTGACGCTTCTTGCGCCGCAAGGGGCAATACCGCCGCCTGTTATTGAAACGCGCGGCGGGTTTTATACCAAGGAAGATCGCAAGCGCCTGGCGCGCTTGGCGGAATTGCAGGCCGCGCGCCGCGACCAGCAGCGCGACGAGCAAGACACGTTCCGCAACGCCTTGGGCGCCGCATATGACGCGGCCCTGGGGCTTGTGGATGAACCGGCGGCAGAAACCCGCGCCGAAGTGCGGGAAGCCATTGCAGAGGCCGCGCAAGCCGCGCCTGAGCCTTACCGGGCGGAAGTGCAGCGCTTGCGCGACTTGGCGCGGCAGGCCGAAACGCTGGCGCAGATTGAACGAGTGATAACCCGCATCGCGGCCATCCAAGCAAAGGCGGAAGCCGATGCCGATGATGATGACGCCATGCTGATGCTGATGGGGTGAAAATGGACGACGAGGCGCACACAAAAAAGTGTTTGCAGATTGTTGCTGAAACCACAATTCGCAACCGCGCCGCGCAAGGTCGCCATTATCCCGAAGGCACGGCTGAAGCGATGGTAAAGGCGGCTATAGAACAGCCATGGGGCATGAAACGCCTTGACGCCATGGATCGCGTTTTGGCCGAGGCGGAGCGCGCATGAAACGCAAATTCATCTGGCACGGCGGCCAATGGCGCGACGTGACCAATGTCAAGCGCGCCCCGCGTGTCGGGCCTTACATTGTGACGGATGCAATGAACGCTTGCTTTCATCCCGCCACGGGCGAGATGATGGACAGCAAAAGCGCCTTCCGCCGCGTCACGCGCGAGCATGGGATGGTCGAAATGGGCAACGATGCGCCGGCCATGACTGCGCCCGCGCATGACATGGGCAGTGTCGCGCAAGACGTGGCGCAGGCTTACCAGATGCTTGAACAGGGCTACACGCCGCCGCCGGTCGAGAGTGCCGGAAGCCTTGACGGCGCCAGCGTCGAAACGCGGCTTTTCAGTTAACCAAAGGACAAACCCATGACACTTTCGGACAGCGGGGCAACCGATGCGCCCGCCGATGACGTGCGCGCCGATATTGAAGCCGCTTTCTCAAGCATGGCCGGCGATGACACGCCCGCCGCAACCAATGAACCGGAAGAGCGCCGCGATGACGCAGGCCGCTATGCCGCCGATGAAAAACCCGCCGAAGGCCAAGCGCCCGAGGCGGAAGAAACCAAGGACGAAGCCCGTCAGCCAGAAGGCGACAGCAGCCAAGCAAAGGTTGCACCGCCCGAAGGATGGCCGTCCGACG